AGGCACGCTTGCAGTGCCGACACCGGGCACCTTTGCTACTTCAGGGGAGAACATCTTCTTGAATGTCTCCATTACCTTTGCAAAGATGCTAGCCATGTCTATATTGCCTGAATCATTTCTAAACACATCTTTGATCGATGAGAAGAAATCAGTAGAGTTGGTTACTTCGACTTTTACAGCACCATTCGTGCCCTTAGATGAGCGCATTAAGCGTATTTCGTCGCCACTCGCGGAACCGCCACCCGCAAGCATTGCAATACCGCTACCATTGTTTATAGCTGATAGCACGCTACCGTAAGCAGCCGCAGACTTAGCATTAACAACGTATTCGCCCTTGGACAACAAAGCAGGAATAGAATCTGACGTAGATGTTCCGGGACCGTGTATCCAGCCGCCTGTTGCGCGAGCTTGTGGCTTTGGCAAGAAGAATCCGCCAATACGATCAAAGAATGAATTTATACCATTAGAGAAAGCATCAGAGATACTCTGCTTAAGTGTCTGCTCAAGTTCACGTGCATTCTTGGAGTAGTCTTCCGCCGAAATCAGCTGTTGATCTGGTCTGAGATTTGCAGTATCTACAGCAATGCCTGTAGCTTTACCAGCAGCTCTTGCACCACCTATATCGAACTCTTGTGCAAAGTCTTTTATCTTTTTACGCCATTCATCAGGCAAACTGGTAAACAGCATGTAGCCAGCAACTAATGCAGTCGTAATGATTGCTGCGCCAAGTATCCACGGGCTAGTCAACGCAAGCACTGGCCCTACAATTGCCGTGAAAGCGTAAGCGCCGATTTTGAAAATGTTTGTCAGGATTGCAGCAAAGCCTAAACCAACCATACTGCCTAAGAATTGACCAGCAACAGCACTGCCAAGTGTGACGGCAAGCTTTGCCCAAGCAGGCGCATTTGTCATACCCTCTGCAAGCGTTGCACCAAATTGATAACCTGCAACACCGCCAATTACGCCGCCAACGCCAGCTGAGAAGTTCTTGATGCCTTGCACCATAGCTTCTTTGGTGTTCTCAAGCTGTTCACCCAATGCGTCTGATCTGGCTTTGAAACCATCCTGTGCCTTCTGCAAGTCTGCCAGTGCTTTTGTAGCATTTGCGTTAGCCTTTTGCGCATCGAGCATTCTAGTATGCGCAGCCAATGCTTGATTTGCAGCATTCTTAGCTTGAGGGCCAAAGATCGTGGCATCGTTCGCTTTGATAACATCTTGAGCGCGTCTGCCAATTTCCTTACCAGAGCTATCTTTGACAATACTCAACGCAACTAATTGCTGGATAGTTTGCTTCTGCGTCTTTAAGAAAGTATCATTAAGCCTTTGCGGTAGCGATGCAATTTCTTTGCCAAGATTATTAGCACGAAAATCGACATACTTCTTTTCGGCAAAAGTCGACACATTCAATGCCGATCTGGTAGGCGATGTTGCAATACTCGCTGCGGTGTTTCCTAGGAAAGCTCTGCCCGCTTTGAACAACAACATTGTCTTAGCGATGATACTCAATAGCCCTAGTGGGTCTTTGATAGCGTTGCCACCTAATACTTTGTCAAGCAAGAACTTAATTTTATCAGTGAAGAAATAGGCTAAGTCGTAAAAGGACTTCTTGACGGCGCTATCTTGCACGAGTCTAGCTGTAGCTAACAGAAACGCTGTAGATATTACACTCAGTATTACACTACGCACTGTACCAGCTTTGAAAGCTGCAATAACAGCTAGAGAAATGACTCCAGTCAAGCCTGCGAGAATCGGTACTTGCCAATTCGTTGGGAACATGTTCAAAATGTCGTGTCCGAAGTCGCGTCGGTCATTTAGCCTTTGAGGGCCACGACCTACACGTGCTTCCTTGCTGGTGTCAATTCGTACGCCACTGACAGTTCCTTCTACAGTGTCTTTAATACCTAAGGCTTGCTTAAGATTGTGGCCAAAGTCCGACTTATTGAACATGTCAACAAGCTTGTCCGTTATCTTCGAAAGCTGGTCTCTCAAGCCCTCAATGAAGCCACCTACACGCGACGTTACGCCAGATGTTAGTTTTTTGTCACCAGACACACGTTTACTAATGCCAATACCTAAGCCAACAGTAGCCAGAATAGCTGCGACAGCTAACAGCTGCTTCTTGTAGGATGTAATGAGTTTCAGACCAAGCGTAAATGGAGCTGCTAGCGAAATCAGCCCAAATTTCTTGACAGTATGATCCACGAATGACGTAACATCCTTTGCAGGACTGCCCATCAGTTTACCAAACCATGCTGAGATGCCTTTGATCAAGTCAGGTACAATAGAGTGGCCTACAAGTTTATCGTACAACTGATAGAAGCTGTCATAAATGTTGTTAGCCCAGGTCTTTACGAAAGTCAGTATCGGTGCGAGATCAGCAAATATCGCCTTAAAGTTCATGCTGGGGAGCTGTATATTCAGCTTATTAAACACGTTCTTAATGACACTCGTGACGTCCGACGCCAACACACTAAAAAATTCTGTAATAGTTTTCACTAAGCTAGAACCTGACAAATACTTAAGCACACTATGAAAAGTGTCTACAACAGTACTAGCAGCAGCTGTAGTGAAGATTGTCATTCCACCAACTGCGGCAGTCAATGCTGGCTTCCACTCTTCAAAGAGTGACTTAGCAATCTCACTGACCTTCTTGCCAATAGGCACTAGCATTGCCCAGAAAGCTCTGAAAGCGTCCATTGAGTCAAATATAAACTCTAGGACGTAGGCTTTTGATAAGGCCATGTAGAACTGAAAGTACTTTGCAATATTGCCAATTCGCAGCGCAATATCATTGATCCAAGTGGCAATAGGATTGCCTGAGCCTAAGAAAGTTTTCTTAGCTTCGTACATCAATAATGAGAAAGATGTACCTAAATTATTGAACGCGTCGCCGAATGTAACGCCTAGGGCTGCGAACTTGTTGTCTATCTCGCCTGCACCCTTAGCCAGGCCTTCTAGAACAGGGCCAGCTAACAGTTTGCCTTGCTCACCTAGCTTCTTCAAGTCACCAAGCGGCACCTTGAAAATGTCAGCCATCAACTTTGCAAGTATCGGTGCACCTTCGCGAATAGAGCGTAATTCGTCACCACTGAAAGAGCCCGACGCAACTGACTGACCGAACTGTAAAAGAACAGCACTTTGCTCAGCGGCTGTGGCACCTGACAGCTTAATAGCTTTAGAGACTGTTTCAGTAACCTTGAGCGTGTCGCGCTGGTTCACACCTAGCTGTTTGCTATTGAGTGCGATCTTAGAATAAAGTGTTGCAACAGCATCTAAATCATTACGTGTCTTTAGAGCAATATCGCTGACACCTGAAAATGCTATGTTGAATTGTTTCTGGCTGTCTGTGACAGTCCTAATCTTGTTTTCTAAACCCGTAAAGGCATCAGACAGTTTAAACAAGCTATTCGTGGCTACACCGACCGCTATAAAAGAAGCAGCCGATTTAATCATGTTAGCAAGGGCATCCCCTGTGCTTTTAGCTTGTAATTCTACGTCCTTGACCGAAGACTTGAGTTTGCCAAGATCTCTTTGAGCATCACTAGAGTCAGATATAGTCTTTAGGACTAATGGCATTTCTGATCTCCAAAATTAAGCCCAAGGTTTTAGCCTTGGGCAGAGCCTCATTTAAGAGGTTCGACAATGGCACCCTTAGGAGTGCCGTACTTTAATGCCGTTCTTTCAATGAAGAACGCAGGTGCTTGTTGAGAAGAACCACCATTTAGATATTCAATGTACTCAGCAGAATTCGTTGTATTGAATCCATCTGCAGAAGGTGTTGTGCTCCATGAGTCACGAGCGTTACCTGTGTCTACCGGAGTTTTTGCTTTCAACTCTTCCGTCATTGCTGAGACAATCTTTAAATCATGCGCAGATTGTTTAGATTTGATTTTTAAGTTTAGTTGCTTAAATGACTCTGCAACCCCAGAGAGTTTCATCGACATTTACCACTCCAATTTATCGCCACCGACTGCTTTAGCCATCATGTTGTGTAACATTGAACCTTTTAGAGAATCCATCGGATTATCTGATTTCTTTACCATTATAGCTGCAAGCGAAGGAAACAATTTAAATGCATCGACCTTTGCGCCTGCTGCATTCATTGTATACACAGTACGGAGGTCTTCTCTCCATCCTTGTGGCCTTTGCTTGAAATAAAGAAACCAATCCAAGAATTCCTCGTAAGGCATTTCTTTCAACAATCTGTAAACAGGAATGCCTAAAGAAAAGGCTATCTCATATAGAGTGACCTCTTCTTCAGACAGCGTTACTTTCCCGCGTCTGCACCAAAGCCAGAGAACTTCATGATAGCTGCTGACAGCTTGTTCAGTTCGTCCATCGGAAATTGTGCGAATTCTTCATCAGTCAGCTCAGCTGCTTCAGCCACAGACATGCGAATAACCTTGCGCAGCAATGCAAGACCAGACTGAGTAGCAGTGTCTTGTGTGCCTGACTTAGAGGCCTCTTCATTTTCCTTGACAATGCCTTGGATTTCAAGCACTTGTTCGACTGTCAGCTTCGTGATAACGACCTCTTGGCCCATCACACTGAACTTTTGAGTAATCTTCTTACCGATCAAGTCTTTAAAGCTATTAGTAGCCATAGTTAATTCCCCGTGAAATCGTTAGCGTTCGCATGTTGAAACTGATCAAGCTCATTCCGCATCTTGTGTAGAATAGCGAGTGTCTTGAAAACTTCTCCTGACTTTGCAGGATCGTTTGCAAATTCACCAAATCGATCAAACGTCTTACGGATACTGATATCAATGCTTTTACGCATATGTTTGGCAGTCATTCGAAGCACATAACCAGTGCTGAACGGCTTACCGGCTGCATTAACAGCCAGATCTGCAATATGAGTCATTATGTTCCTGGATGGAGGGGACACAATATAGCTGTCGTTTAAGGATACCCCTTTACAGGGAGCCCTCCCCTTTATTTCTGATTAAGTACTCGTGTGAGCGCCGTACACTTGCGCCTGCACAGTGATGGTCACCGTAGCAGTGTTAGCGTCCGTCAACTGCGGCGTAACTTGGAAAGCATCCATCTTGCCGACCCAGAAGTACTGGCTGTTCTGCACAGAGCCAAGACCAGGAGCGGTAGACGCATACTGAGTAGCGCCAGAGCCAGTCGGCAGAGAGTTAAGCAACGTGAAGCGGAAGACGTATTGATTACCGTCACCCACAGCATTACCCAGCAGGTTACCGACGTCCTTGGACCATTCCGAAGCAACCAGGTTAACGGTAATTTCCATGGTCGGAGCATCTGCTTGACCCTGAATCTGCTGCGAAGTAGCCTGACCATAAGTCGGCACGTTAACCACGTTAGGCGGAGTACCCATGGCCGGGAACTCACGAACGTTCTTGATACGCACGAAAGTATTGGCAGCTTTAGTGCCACCAACGCTACCGATTTCCGTCGCAAACAAAGCCTTTAAGTTGGCTTCAGTCGGCGAGAAGGACGAATTATACGGCGTAGAGGGCATCGAGACCGACAGGTCCGAGAACATGCCCGCGCCGATGGACGAAATGTGTGTCATTACTGAACTCCGAAATAACTGAATGGAACTGAAAACGTACTCTTTGTTAGAGCAGGGTTGTCTTTATCTAACCCATTAGGCACCATAGCACTGATCGCTAGTTGGGTAAGCGTAGAGCCATTGGGCACCGTTGCCCTTGCCAGATACGAGTCCAGCTTATCGGCAATGTATGCCGCGCGAGAAGGACCTTTACCTGCTTGTGTAAAAATCTCTGCTATTAGCAAACCTGAAACAGAATTCGCATTCACTCCAGGACCACTAGGTATGATTGTAATACGGATAAATTCTTCACCATTAGTTGGAGCGTTCGATGGAAAGGTTTTGATGTTTTCTGACTTCCATGCGACAGACGCAAAGATAGAGAAAATGGCATCTTGGACTGCTTTATACTTAGACATCAGCCCTCCTTAAACACATCGACAGTGCTTACAAAACCATTATTAATTACTGGCCCCACTCGCCACTGTAAGTTCTTAATCTTAACAGTGTCAAATGCTGACAAGTCTATGAGACTCGTTTGGAACAGTAACGTCTTAGAAGATGCATTATGATTTGTGGCATCCTTCTTAGGTTTGATTTCTAGCACTTTAATTACTTTTACACTCTCAGTTTCCGTTGGGAATTCGCCAGTATTAAATTCGAAGGTTGCAGCAGCTTTTCTGTGGAACTCTGCATCAACAGCTAAATCTTTAAGCTGCTTAAATGCTGTAGTCAGGGAGGAGTTAATTGTCTTTTGCAGACCCATTAATTTGCCCTCCACCACGAATTATTCTGCTGCTTAAACAACAAAGGCGTAATTGTCTTCCTTACGCTAGCCGGAATTCTGGACGGTGCAATAATCGTGTCAAGCTTTACGCTCTCCACAGACAAGCTCAGCACCGAGCCAGTATCATCCAACACATCAGCATTCAATAACAAGTGAAATGCCAACTCGAATGTTGCCTTCATAATTCTATCAGGCGTACCAGAAAAATCTACTTCATAGCCAAGAACCGGCTCGTAATAAATACCCTCTCTAGGGAAAGCTAATACTTGAGAGCTATTAAGGGCTGTTCCAACCCAATCGAATGTGCTGAAAAGATTTGTTGCGGAGATAAGACATTTTTCTTTCTGCTTTAACAGCAGGGTAGGCCATACCTCCGCTCCAACACGATCTTCGAAATAGGCGTCAGCCTCAGCAACTGAAACATAAGAATTAGTGCCTTTGACTAGCGCCATTTGGTTCTCCCAGCTTAAGCGTGGAACACAGGCAGAATGCCCAGAGACAGCGCGGAAGCCGACTTACGCAGCCACGAACCAGTCGTGCTAGCCAAAGTGCCAGACACA